TTCATTACATCCACCAATTTTAATAACTGTTCCTGGTTGTAGATTGTGCTTTTCTTTTGTTTGAACTGTTACTGCTACTGTGTTATTTGATGTTATATTTTCAATTCCTGCGTAAGGCTTTAGAACTGTTCCTGAAGAAATCTGAATTCCCTTACCTGATTGATATCTAAAGTAGCGACGTGTTTGACGAACGCATTGTGCATAGTTAGAGCCTGAGTTAGCACTAAACAAAACACCACCATCATGTGGTCTATGTGCAAATGTAGACTGTGGTCTTACAAAAATTGCAATTCCACCAGCAATTGTTCCTGTTGGTGCTACATCTACATAGAATGCAAATGTTGTTGTGTTAATTATCTGAGCAACTTCTTGATTGCCATTTGGAGGATTAGTTGTTGCTGTAGCTCCAAGTACAACAATTTCATTTCCTAGGGCAAGTCCGTGAGGAACTGATGTTACTGCTGTAATCTTTCTTCCTGAATAAGTTAATGATGCACTTCCGCCAATTTGAGCACCGCTAAAAAGAACTCCCTGATTAACTATTGTCTTGTTTGGATCAAGGATTTCTGTAATGCTTGTTCTGTTAATAGCAGAGGCTGTATATGTGAAGCTAGATCCTCCACCGCCGTTTTCGATAATAAAGTTACCATCTGCAATTGCCAAAAATGAATCTTGGATTGTAACTGGAGTTCCGTTTGCTGGAGCTGTTCCAGAGCTGAGTGTAACTGTTACTGTTTTTGAGCCTGTTGGGAGATTAATAGAAGAGATATTAGCAATAGGTGTTGGTCTTGCATAAGCAAATGGTCTATTGTTAATTAATCCTAGGTTTTCCCACTTAGAAGTCTGTGTTCCGTATTCAAAATCAGTGTCGATAAGAGCTCTTGGTTGTGAAACTCTAAACTTGTTTGCTGGGTCTAGCTGTGTTTCTGCTGGCTTAAAACTTTCATCAAATGTATCAATTGTAAACATAAGTTTATCTGTTGATGTCATAGATGCAGTGTTATATGATAGAACAATTGTTGTATTTTCTACCATCGCAGAGTTTGTAGTAGCTGAGTATGATGTTGAGCCCAAGCTTGGATCTGAAAAATTATAAATAACCTGATTTGTTGTTACGTTCGTGATCAAAAGCAATCTTTCTTTCAAGATTGTTTTTGGAATCGAAATAGTTCTTGTTGATGGGGTAAACGTATAAGACGTTTCTAGTAATACTTTTCTTGCCATTTTCTTAATCTCCTAATAATATATCTGTTGCTCTGAACGGATATCTAGATTTTTTAACTGTTTGCGTATTTGGTCCTGAGATATACTTTGCCTCAAATGATGACCCAGCTGGAATTGGTTCCCCGAACTGAATATATCCATCATTATCTAAAAAGTACCCCTCGGACGGCAATGCGCTGAGCCAGTGCTGATCTTGGTTTCCCAATATTTGAATTATACCATTAATTGTTATAAAAAGCTTATATGGGTTTGATGGAATAAAATCTACTCCATCAAATTTTAGCTTAAATCTTGAAGTATATCCATCAAACAATTGAGACAATGAGTCTAAAGGATATATATCGCTTCCTACCGAATCGGCAATTTCTGCTTCAAGGTAAGCTTTATTTACTGCGTGACTTGCAGATACTGGGTCTGCAACAGATATTGGCCCAGTAAAGTTAGGGTTGCTAATTGTTGGTGCTGTTATTGTTTTATTGGTTAAATTTTGTGTATCTGTTGCTGTTATAATATAGTTAGCTACTGATGCTGAAAGACCTATTCCTGGAATTTTAAATGCGTTGCTTGCATTATTTCCAATAATAATTTCGTTGCTGGTATTACTTGTAGTCGACTGTACAACATCACCGATAATAATGTTATTACTTCCGCCGACCAAATTGCTTCCTGCGCTAGTTCCTAATAGGACGTTTCCTATTCCACTTGTTATTAAAGTACCAGCCTGGAATCCTAGCACTGCGTTTCTGCTTCCTTCTGTTAATGATCTTAAAGATTCATTTCCGAGTGCTGTATTTTCAGTTCCAGTTTCTATATTCTGTAAAGTTAGGCTTCCTAGTGATGTGTTGTCAACACCAGATGTTGTTACCTTTCCGTATACAGTTCCAAGAGTATTTTCAGTTGCTGCAGAAGTGGCCAGCGTAACCGTTCCACCCAAAGATACTGCGTTCCCATTAATTGTAATAGAGGAATTTACAAGCTTGTTGTTTTCAATTGATCCAGCTAACATTGCGTTGGTAATTGTATTATTTGGAAGTACTACTGTCCCTGTAAATGTAGGTGATGCTATTGGAGCCTTGGTACCAAGTGCTGTTGTTATTGTAGCTGCATAGTTTGCGTCATCACCAAGAGCTGCTGCCAACTCATCAAGAGTATCTAGTGCTCCAGGAGCAGCTGCAATCAAGTCAGCAATCTCTGTTTGCACGTAAGCAGTTGTTGCAATTTGAGTTGTATTTGTGTTGGCTGCTGCTGTTGGGGCAGTTGGTACACCACTAAGTGCTGGTGACGCAAGTGGTGCCTTAAGGTCAAGTGCTGTTTGTGTAGCAGTTGAAACTGGCTTATTTGCATCTGAAGTATTATCAACATTTGCAAGACCTACATCAGATTTTGTGATTCCAGTTGGATTATTAATAACTGGAGCAGTTAAAGTTTTATTTGTTAAAGTTTCAATACCAGCACGAGTTGTTACTGTATGTGCACCATTTGCAACTGGAATTGTTGTTGTATTTCCGCTATGACTAAATTGAATATTTCCAGAATCCAACTGCATAGATGCTGTATCTAGGTAAAGTGTTGTTCCAGACAAATATAGATCTTTAAACTTGTTAGCTGCAGATCCAAGGTCATATGAGGCATTTGCTGATGGAATTAAGCTTCCACCAATTGTTGCACCATTTATAACTGGAGATGTCAGTGTTTTGTTTGAAAGAGTTTGAGCTGTATTTAAATCTACAGTTGTTCCTGTATTAATACTAAATGTATTTCCATTAAGGCTTAATCCATTACCCGCAAGATATGTACCAGCACCTGAGAACTGTGTAAATACTATTGGGTCCGTTCCAATTGTTGCTGGTTTATTTGTTTGTACCCATCCAGTGCTAGCATTTGCTGTTCCTGAATATACGAATACAAAATCACCAGAATCAACTTCTGCTGCTGTATCAAAATCGGCTGCACGTACTGGTTGTCCTGAAGCCTGAACTACGTAAATACCGTTTTCAGATGTAGTTGTCTGATTTTTAACAAGAATTCGGTTGCCAGTTGCAAGGGTTACTCCGTCAAGAGTGTCACCGTTTTCAAGAGCATTTGCGAGATTAACATTTGTAGTTGTTGCTGCAATTACGGACTCGTGAATATGAAGACCTTCTGTTACTGAGTCAACGTAAGCCTTTGTAGCAGCATCTGTTGAATCAGTTGGTGTTCCAAGGCTTGTGATTTTATAGGTAGCAAGAGATACGTTGCCAGTTGGTGCACCGACTGTATTTAGTGCAAATTCTGAAGGGTCTACAGAAATTGCTCCAGTTGTATCGTTATAAGAAAGGCCTGTTCCAACTGCATTTCCTATTGCATCTTGAGCATTTTCATCTGTATATGTTACCGCTCCAGTTAAAGAAATTGAATTTGCTACATCATCATAAGATACTGAAATATTTGTATGTGTACCAGCTGCTAAAGCGGTTGCTACAGCATCCTGTGCTCTATCATCTGTAAAGTATTTATTTGTACCACCTTCAGCTAAGGCGTCTGTTGTAGAGTCCGCCACTCCATTTTCAGCAGTAATAGTAAGTCCGTTTTTATCTCCTGTAATTGATATATTAGACTTTGTAGCATTTGTAAGCAGCTCTGCTGCAAATGCTTTGGTTGCCAGTTCTGCTGTATCTGCAATACCATGTATATTTGTTGTATCTGATTCGTGCAAAGAAAGTGCAGATGCTGCTGTTGCTTCTGCGCCAGACTTTGCTGCGTTTGCTTTTGTTGTAGCATCTGTTGCTGCTTCAGAGATTGCGGCTGCTTGTGCTGCATCTGCTTCGGATTTAGCAAAAGCTGTGGTTGCAATTTGAGTTGTACTTGTGTCTGCCGCTGCTGTTGGTGCAGTAGGTGTTCCAGTAAGTGCTGGTGAGGCCAGTGGTGCTTTTAAACCAAGGGCTGTTGTTATAGTTGATGCATATGATGCATCGTCATTAATTGCTGCTGCAAGCTCGTTAAGTGTGTCTAATGCGCCTGGCGCACCATCAATAAGATTATTAATTGCTGTTGAAATAGCAGAAGATAGCTCTGTGTCTCTAGTTATTCCTTCTGGAATTTGTGAATCTGGGATTTTACCAGTGGCATCAAGTGAGGCAACGCCATCTATATTTCCAACATCTGAAAGAGGAACATAAGTGGTTGATGCAGTATTTCCTAAAGATGCTACTGCTGCATCTGTATAAGCATTTACTGCTGTAACTGTTGTTGCTAGTTGTGCGGGTGTAATATTTAGGTAGCTAGATATTTGTGTCCATGTACTGGTGCCATTACCTACCTTTACCTTAAGTGTATCTGTTTCAACACCAAATTCTCCTGCTCTTAAAACAGGATTTGCTGAAGTCCAATTTGCTGCTGTGTCTCTGCGTAATTGAATTCTAATTGCCATTATGCACCACCTCCGTCAATATAATCACCTATAAAATTTGAACTAGCACTGCCTGAACTTGCAAAAATTCTAGAGTCATCAACATACTCTCCATAATTTACTTCTTCTACTATACCACTTGATGCGTTGTGTGTATGCTCCAAAATTTCTTTTGGTCCCGCAACGTCATACCAAACTTGTCCATTGTAGCCTTTAAATGTACTTTCTGATGTATCAAAATAAAGTTGCCCTAAATCTGGATTAGATGGTGGTCCCGATAATACTGAAACTCCTGTAGAAACATTTTCCCAAGCCGTACCAGAATAAATCTTTAACTTTCCAGTTAAACTATTATAGTAAATAGCTCCAGTTATTCCTACAGATGGATCTTCAGTAAGCGCTGGTGGTGCTATAGGCGTTAAGAATTTTTTTGTCATACTTTATCCTGTAATTACTACTCTATATGCTCCAGCTGTTGGTGCGATTGCAAATGTTAGTGTAACTGTAGTATCTGATGTATGATCAACATCTACCTCAACCTCGGAATATGGAGTAGAGTTTGAATAAACTGCAACCGTTACATCACGTGTTCCAAGATTATGCTCTGCCGCAAATGTGTAAGGGGCTTCAGTGGTTGTAGTAATATTAGATTTCCACTTACGTACTACTTCATGATAGTTTGTACCATCATTTGTAAGTGTCCATTGATCTGAAGATTCATTCCATACTATTGAAACATTAGCAGATGTTCCACGTTCTACTTCAAGTCCTGCGTTTTGGGACGGAGTACCTGTTTCATTGTTATTTAAAACAATAATATTATCATTTAATGTTGTTGTTTCTGTATTTACCGCAGTTACTGTACCATTAACTGTTAGGTTTCCGCCAACTGTTAAGTTGTTAGTAATTGATACATCGTCTGGAAGTCCAATTGTTACTGCTGAATTTTCTGTTCCAGATCCTGAAACTGTAACTTCATTTTCTGTTCCAGCAATTGTTGCAATATAATTTCCAGTTGTCTGTGTAGCAAGATTCACATTCTTGATTGTTACTGCACCAGATGTTACTGTAAAGTCATCTGTTGAGAATGAAGCCACACCCTTATTAGTTGTACTTGCATCTTCTCCAGCCACTGTAATTGATGTTCCAGAATGCGTTACATCAATTCCTTCTCCGCCAAGAATAGAGAGGCCGTGTGATGATGGAGTAAGAGCTCCAGAGTCTGTTGTAACTGTTTTAACAACTGTATCCTCTAGCTCTACATGTCCATCTGTTGTATTAAAATCATCTGAATTAAATGACGCAATACCCTTATTGCTTGTAGAGGCATCTTCTCCAGAAATTGTAATTGTGTTGTTTGTAACAGCTGTATTAATTCCTTCGCCTGCGGCAAAGGTTAGTGTATCTGTTAGAAGGTCTACTGTGTCTGCTGTTCCAGATTCTGCAGCAATTGAAAGAGCTGTTGCTACGCTTACTGTACTTGCAGCAGTTAAACGACCTTGTGCGTCTACTGTAAATGTTGGAATTGCTGTTGTTGAACCATAAGATCCAGCTGTTACTGCTGTATTGTCTAAATCAATTGTTGTTGTTCCAGCGGTGTCATCGTATGTCGCTGTTAAAACATTTCCACCTAATACTGAAGACCCAATAACATCTTGGATAACTTCTGTAGAGCCAGACATTGGCATCCATGGACCATTTGGTGAAGGTAATCCATTGTAGTAGTACATGACATTGTTGCCGCTGTCATAGTAAATTTGTCCAGTTACTGGGCTAGATGGTGCAGCTCCGAGGTTTTGGATTCTGGCATTGAGAAGCTCATTCTTATTGAGATCAACGCTAACTAAAAATTTTCTTGCCATTTGCTAACTCCCTTAAGACAGGTACGCTGTCCCTGAGAATGGTTGAGCCATTGTCAGTGTTATTTTGTTACTACTATTATAATCTATTCCTGTTTCTAAAACGTCGCCTGCGCTTGATTTAATTGTAACGTTTGGCTTCATACCTAAATTATGATTAATTTCTACAGAATATACTCCAGATACTGGTCCAGTAACTTGTGTAAGTTCCCAAGAGTACTCTAAAGTCATGTTTAAAAGGTAATTTGTTGCTCCTGCCCAAGTTAGATCTGTTGGCTTTGGCCCATAGAATCTTGTTGTATTTTTATCATAGTAAAAATCTCCTTCAAGACCAAAATTTTCTGCAGGAGCACCTACTCCATTAAGTATGCTTTTTCCTCTTGGGCCTTGGGGGCCAGGAGTAGAAACTACAACTTCGTTGCTTGGAACTGTTACAACAATTGTCTCTACCATTATATTGTCACCGATCTGCTAAGTGTCATAAAGCCCTCTAGCAATTTAATTTTATTTGCGTTTGAATCTGTCAGCATAATGTCATATGATGATTTTGGATAGAATAGTTTATTGGTTTGTGTTGGAGTCATTTTAATAGTTAACTTGCCAAGTAGTGGGGTTATTGTGATTCCGCCTGATGGTGAAGTTAAACTAAAAGCTAATTTAGTTCCACCTTTTGTATCTCTTACCTGCATTTTTGCTGTTGAGCCTGTTAGGTCAATAGGTAGCCCATTATCGTCTTTGTATTCAACAATAAATGAAAATGTGGCATTTTGATCCACTTCGAAATTCTTTTGCCCTGCCATTTTATAGTACTCCTAAATAGGAAAACTCCTATGCTTATTTTAGCACAGGAGCTATCCTAACAGTAATAATTAAATTACTTGCTTGTAAATCCAAATTCTTTGTTGCTTGGGCTTAATGCCTTTAGAATTACTGGAGCAATTGCTGCTACGCCAGCTGCAATCAAATCCTTTGGATTTGTATTTCCAGTCATGTATAGAGCTGTGGCTGCTGCCAAAAATGCTCTTCCGTATGTTCCAATTGCTGCTAAAATTTGTTCTTGCATTGTTACTTTCCCATCTTTGTTCAAGTCAGCCTTATCAAATTTTTTGATAGCCATTTTATCATCTCCATTTTGGGCGGGGTGCCCAGAATTTTGGGTTAATACCCAATACTCATATTCTACCATTAAGCGGAAATATCTACAAGCTCACAGTTTCCATCTGAGCTGCAGGCAAGAGTGGCATTAGTAGAAGTGCCATCTTCTGTCTCATAAAAAGATAAATCTTCCCAGCGAATTTCTTTAGGCATCTTTGCAACAAGTGCATCATATTCTGCTTTATCTACTTCTTGGTAGGGAGCCTGCTTGTATGAGTGATCTGAATGAGGCAGGAATGAAATTCCAGATACCTCATCAAAATGCTTATATACCCATGCCCCAACCTCCATCCACTCATCTTCTTTTACAGAAACTGTAATTGAAGGCTTGTGCTCACACCATGCACGTTGATAAACTAACCATGTATTTAGGTGGTCTAATGCTGTTAAATCATTTCTAACAATTGCACCCTCTGGTGCCTTAACTGGAAATGAAAATACGTATGTATCATTTGGCTTCATAACATCATCTTCTACTGGAATTCCGACTTCCTTTAAGAATGTAGAAATTGGATCTCCCTTTGAGCCACGAACTGTACGAATGTAATATGGTGAATGCCAAGGATGCATTCCTGAAGATACCCCGACCAATTGAGATACTGTGCCAGAAGGCTTTACACATGTAATAGCTGCAGACTCAGGAATCCCAATTTTCCCAGCCTCTTCTTTATTCGTTTCTCTTGCATATTCACGAAGACCCGATAGAGTTGTTTCCAACTTATCCAAGCCCTGCTTTCCAGAAAAGAACTTATGTCCAAATTGTCCAGTTAAGGATACACCAAGCAGGCGTTCTTCTTCTGTATTATCTTTCCATATTTTACGTAAATACTTAAAATCTGTTAGCGTTGATTGCCATGTTCCCAAAATTGTAGCAAGGCGAACTTTGTTTGCAACATCTTCAACTGTATCTTTTTCACGAAGTACGACTTCTGAAAGATTACAAAACTGGTAAGGACGTAAGATAATCTCTGAGCATGGGTTAGTTCCGTAGTGAATATCTGGATCTCTTCTTCCATACTTGGCTGCTTGGGCTTGAGCTGCGGCCACATTGTATATACCTCGTTCTCCTGATTTTGAATCATAAAGGTTTTTCCATTCTGCTATAAACTGCTCCATCTCTGGCTTGCGTGAATAAGCAACAGAGTTATTTGAAAGTGCACGTTGTGTATTATTTTCCCACCAGTTGCCTGACTTTGCTGCAGCCATCTCAATATCATTAATGTTGGAAAGAGAAATCATTGCTGATCTACGTACTCCGCCAACGACAACAACTTCTCCAATCTTACACATAATGTCATGCGCCTCAATAGGCTTAAGTTGACGACCTGCTGCATTTTTAAACTTTGCAATAGTAAAATCAAAAAGATTTACAAGTGGTTGTGGTCCCGATGAGCGTCCACCCATTGTCTTAAGACGTGCACCTGCGGGACGTACTTTAGAAACGTCAATTGCTGGAATGTGTCCAGTCCAGAGCAATGCTAGTAGCTCACGATATGCTTTTGCCCAACCCTGTTTTGAATCTTCTACAACAATTACTGTATCTGACTTTTCAAACGAATCTGGGACGGCAGGAAGTTTATTAACGTACTTGTATTCAACAGAAAATCCTACACCTGTTCCGCACATAAGAATATACATTGTTTCATCAAATGAACGTGGAGAATCTACTGGAACAAATGAACAATTGTATCCAGCCACATTGTCTCTTTCTAATGCTGCTCCTGATGTCATCACGGAGCGCATAGACGGCATCACATTTCTGTTAAATACACCGTCTTTTAATTCCGCTACAAGCTTCTCAGTTGGAATATAATTATGATTTTCTTTTAAATGATTTAACATAAAAGAAAAATATCGATCTACTGTTTCTCCCCATGTCTCACGTCTATTCTCTTCTGGAATCCATCTAGCGTAACGTGATAACGCAATAAAATTTTCGTATGGGTTTGCAATAGTCTTAGACATTTAAAATTACCTGTTTCTCCGCCTAGCGGTTAATTTGATTTAGTGTGAAGATCCTATTCTACCAAAGAATAATTAAAAGTGGAAGCGCTAGGAAAATTTTTCTACTAAATGATCAAATGCTTTCTTGGTCAACTGATCCCAATTATAATCTTCATGTATTTTAATTGACTGAGCAAAATAATAACCAGAGTATGCTTTATAATCAAGAGAAACTTCACGCATTAGTTGCTCTAAATGTTTTGCATCTGGTTTAAACATTTTTCCAATGTGTCCGTCTCCAACTGCTTTTGGCAAAGTCTCATCTGTAAGTTTAGATTTTAATTTAAGTGGTCCCATATAGTCCACATAGTGAGACCAATCATATGTTGATATAACTGGCATGCCTGTTGCTAAACCTTGAAGCGGAATAAACCCAAAACCTTCTCCCCATGTGGGATACAACAAAACATGATGGCTGTGATACAAAGCAACAAGATCTGCTTCTTTAATCTCATCTGTTATTAAAGTAATATTGTTATATGCCATCTCTGGACTCATAAACTGATTATCTTTATCATAAACTCTAACAGTGTTAAAATTGTGTGCTTTAATAGTTAAATGATAGTTTGGGTTATTGCCATATAGCTTGATAAAAGTGTCTACTGCTAGCTGCCCGTCTTTTCTTGGAGATGGTTCTCCAATGTGTAAAAACTTTAACGGTTGTCCTTCTTTAACAACCCTGCGCTTTGGTTTCCAAAAATCTTCAATACCGTGTGGATAAACATATATTGGTTTTGTTATTCCGTTTTCTTTAAAAACTTGTGCACACCAATCAGATGTTGCCCACACTTCATCACAAGCGTTAAATCTTTCAACCCAGTCTGATCTCATAGATGTTGACTCCCACGGAGTATATCCAATTTGATACTGATTTCTGTGAAGCTTATAATGATGAGGCTGAGTAAAATTTAATTGAATAGTAGATTTAGGATTTGCAAAAGATACAGAGTGTCCTAGATTATTTAATGATTTAACAATATTTTTTCCCGCATAGCCAAAGCCAACCGCAGGATTTAGTCCTGCTTGAATAGTATAATAAGATATATCCATGTTTTCTTTCTGGTTGACTGGCTTGACAGGCTTATCCTATCAATGTTATGATTGTAGTTCGTTATCTCTAGAGGAGGAAATGCCAATGGAGAAAATAAAACAACAGGTTAGTGATTTGGCTCATAATCTGGTTACAATAGTAATGATAACATTATTTATGTTTCCAGTCCAGCCCGCACAAGCCTTAGTAGTAAAACCTTTAGTGAAAACTGAAGCCCAACTAAAGCAAGAAGTCTTAGATAAGTTCAGTAATCAAGTTTACAAACCATCTGAGATGCTTACAGACGAAGAGCTAGTATTGCTACTCAAGACTGTAGGATTCGAAGGAGCAGGCCTTAAGAAAGCTTGGTCAATAGCAAAGCGTGAATCTAACGGAAGACCGCTTGCATATAACGGGGATAGGAAAACTGGAGATAGTTCTTACGGAGTATTCCAGATAAACATGATTGGAGATCTCGGTCCAGACAGACTAGAGAAATTCAACCTAAAGAGTAACAAAGAGTTATTCGACCCAGTAACAAACGCAGAGATAACGTACTATATGACCAACGGCGGTTTAGATTGGTCAAGCTGGAAGGGTATGACCCCAAAAGCGCAGGAATGGCTATTGCGATTCCCAACAACTGAAAAGAAGTAGGATAAATGAAGGTACAGTATGTATCGAAGTATCTCTCTTTATCACAAGAGGGCCTTGTTCCAGAGCTTTTATGCCCAATGGATCAAGGCTCTCTTTATCCTAATCAAGACGGCGAAGACAGGGTATTTGTTTACTGCTTATCCTGTAATTATAAAAAAGTCCTTGGATCTAAAGATTACGACAATATCGTGAAAGCGGTGGAAAATGTTGGATAAATGTAAAAACGGGCAATGTGCCTGTGAACAAGAAGAGAATTTTTTTCACATTAAAGTGATTCCGCAAAATAGTGCGAATTTCAGTGCGGCGGATGAAGAGACATTTTCTTCATATGAATTTGAGTCAAACACCCTTACGGAAACAGATTCTATGGGGAGAGAAAAATTTTGGGAAGATATGGGGAGACCATAATGGAAGAAAAAGAGCCTCAATCTCTGGAAGACAATTTACCTATGGTAAATTATATAATGCTTCACCGAATTTACGATATGCTGACCTTGGTGGCAAAAGGAGCAGTAGGTGGAGAAGAAGTAGGAAAAATGATACAATATCATAAAGAGGGATTCCTTCTGGGTCCTAGTCCATCTTATTCAATAGACGAAAGGGAAGAAAATGGCGAGTAAAGAATCTGTTGTAGACACAATGGTTGAACAAATTAATATTCAATCTAGACAAGCAACTGTGCAAAATAAGGGAGACTTGGTTGAGCTGGAAAAGGCTCTATTACAAGCACAACCTGCTTATAATCATATGTGCAGTGGAATTGTTGATGCACTAATCGCAAGAGGAATGATTTCTGTAGATTAGTATTGACTTAAAATATTGTATCCAATACAATAATGTTATAGGTCGAGCAATTTATTGTTCCCTATAATTGCCTTAAATGGCAGCAAAGCCCAATCGGATCCGCCTCTGATTGGGTTTTTTGTTTATTGGGGTGTATAATAGATATATGACCCCTCATGAGTTTTCTAAACAAATGAAAAACCCTTATTTTGGAACAAAGTATTATAAGGAAGAAACTAATGCAGGCAAAATGGAAACTAGAATAGAATTACGGATAGAAAAAATTCTATCTAAAATATTTTTTTGGAGAAAGAAAAAAAATGCTTAATTTTGACAACAATCCTAACGTTAAAAAAATATATGACGATATCTGGGTGTATGAAAACTTTTTAAATGAAGAGGAGTGCGTTTCTTTAGAGAACATTGCTAACGGACTTACTGAGCCACAATGGAATGAAGCAAATAGCCCACTAGATTGGTACAACGGAAAGGTAAGCATTGCTATCCCAGAACTTCTTGATATAAATAGCAGAGTAAATGATCTCGTATCTCCTGGCTATGTAGCTACTGCAAACTCTTCTTTCCACAGAATGTTTGTTGGAGATAGTATGCACGAGCACGAAGATACTTGCGGGGAAGATGGAGAAGCAACTTCAAATGATGACTTCAACACATGTGCTATTACAAAATATGGAGTTGTAGCATACTTTACAGATAAGTTTGAAGGTGGAGAAATATACTACCCATTATTGGGATTAAAAATTAAACCAAAATCTGGTGATCTGTTAATACATGGTGCTTTAATTAGACACGGTGTTGCAGAAGTTACAAGTGGAATAAGATATGCTTACTCTACTTTTTTAACGGAAAAGAAATAAAAATGGCTGAAATTATTTGGGAAACAAATCTACCTGAAAACAATAACGAAGAACCTGTTGAAGAAATATCTAATGAAATATCTATTTCTGAATCTAAAGGTGACCGTCCAATTGAACAAGTTCATCTTAGTAAAAAGCTAGGGTTTGTTGATATGGGCAATGGAATTCTTAAATACCCAGACTTGTTAAACCTGGATGACTACAACTATATACTATTTCAATGTGATGCTCTTGATGAAGAGTCTTGGTCTACTCACCCAACAGACTCTGAAATTCACGGTAGAATTTCTACACCTCTTTCCATTCAAACTTTAAACTCTTCAATTATTGAATGTATAATTAACGAATACTGGACTAACGAACATAACACAATTAACAGAACAAGACCTAGTGACAATGTAGATAGAATATGGGGCGGAGCAGACACCTGGAAATCAGCAGACTATGTAGCATGCTATTACCTTGGTGAATGGACTGGCGGAGAAATTATAACATTATCAGATGGATCTGAAATTCTTCCTGAAACAAACACTTTGTATTGCTTTCCTATAGATGGAGGACAGGTATATAAGTCAAAAGATGTTACATCTGGAATTAAATATACTTTTGTTGACTGGGTCTATAAGCACAGCGATTGGGTAATGGGTTAATCAAATGATAAGAACTAGAAACTATACGCTAGATAACACAACGCCTGTTGAACTAACAATTGAAGATGAGATCAATGCAAAGTCAACACTGATAATCTCTAATACAAGCTCCAATAAGCATCTCATTATTGGAAATAGCGATGTAAGCACTACAAATTACGGGATTAGACTAGAACACGATTCAATGCCTTTGTCTATAGATGTGTATAAGGATGACAGACTTTGGGCTCTTGGCGAAGATAATACTGTAACTTGTGCAGTTATGATTATTGAAAAATAAAGTAACAATACAGACATATTAGACATATAGTGCAAAAAGTGCGAAAAAAGTGCTTCGGCGAGAGAAGACCACATTTGTCATCTATGCTATTTTCTAGAATATCCCATATAAGCCCTCTACGAGGGT